GCGACCATCCCCGTCTACCGCGCCGACGGCCGGCTTTACGACGTCGTCACCGAACGCGCGCTCGCCCGGCTTCAGGCGGCAGGACTCATCGCTCGCGTCGTGCGGCATCGCAAGGGGCACATCAACCGCGCGATCCTGTTCGTCCGGCCCGGTGAGGCGCCGATGCCTCGGACGGCATACATGGGCACGCGGTACAGCTTCAAGGACCACCTCGAGCACGGTGTCTGTTGGGATTTGAAGCGGCTGGGTGGACAACGCGGCGGTTCGACTTATGCGCCACCGGAACTTCGCAGCATCTTTCTACAGGTGGTCACTGACTGCTTGGTCAGAAACTGATGCAATCGTCAGTTTCCTGGGCGGCGCGGCGGCGGGTCAACTGTGTTTTTCAGCCGGCGGACGTGCGCAGATTGCTCGAAGAAAATCTCCTTGCTCGACCGGACAAACGAGCCGGATGCGGCGTACATAGTAAGCGGGCAACGAGAGACTGGAACTCTCGTAAAACTCCATCCATTCCGCCTCCGATACTCCACGTGTCTTCCAACAACCAACAGATCCCGCTTTACGCCCCCGATGGTACATCACTCGGGTTCCGCGCGCTTGATGCGGCGAAGCGGCTGATCGAGGGCGGCTACTAGTGAGTCCCTATCCTGTGTGTCCAGAGTGCGGCAGCGGTGAAGTGACCGTCCAGGAGTACGACTTCGGCATCTGCCAGCAGACCGGTTACCACGACGCCGGCGAGCGGTTCCGGTGCCGGGCGTGTGGGGCCGCTGGGGACGCCGAGGACCTCGTGCCATGCAATTCGATCTCCGTTGGGTCCTCGGAAGAGGCTCTGGGCGGCGGGTGACATGATTGCACGCTGTGGCTAGCGTCTGGACTGAATTTCCGGTTGACAGGTTGACACTCCGGGTGACGCGAACGTGACTTTCGCTTCCGTCTGCTCCGGCATCGAAGCAGCAACGGTTGCCTGGGAGCCCCTTGGCTTCCGTGCAGCCTGGCTGGCCGAGATTGATTCGTTTTGCTCTGCGCTGCTGGCGCACCACTATCCCGATGTCGAGAACCTTGGCGACTTCACACGCATCGATGGCGGCTCAGGCGCAGTCGACATCCTGGTCGGAGGAACTCCCTGCCAGTCGTTCTCCGTCGCCGGAAGACGAGGCGGCCTGGAGGACACGCGTGGCAACCTGGCCATCGAGTTTTGCCGGCTTGCTGGCAGACTGCGGCCTCGCTGGATCGTCTGGGAAAACGTCCCCGGCGTCCTGTCGTCGAACGGCGGACGGGACTTTGGTTCCATCCTCGGGGCGCTGGCAGAACTCGGGTATGGTTGCGCCTGGCGAGTGCTGGACGCTCAGTTCTTCGGAGTGCCCCAGCGACGCCGTCGCGTCTTCGTTGTCGGACATCTTGGAGACTGGCGACGTGCCGCGGCGGTACTTTTTGAGCGCGAAGGCCTGTGCCGGGATACTCCGGCGCGCCGAAAAGCGCGGCAAGCAACTCCCAACGGTGCTGTATGTGGCGCTGAAGTCGGTCCTGCGGGAGGACGGTTCACGGAGTTAGCACCGACACTGGACGCGAGATGCAAGGATAGCGCGATCCGGAATCAGATCGGCCTGCTTGTCTTCGGCGGTAACAATACTTACGGCCCGATCGACGTCGCCACCGCCTGCAACGATCATGGCGGAAGTGGCCGGATGGACTTCGAGACGGAAACCTTCGTGACACACACGCTGCGCGGTGACTCATTTGACGCCGGTGAGGACGGCACTGGCCGTGGGACGCCACTGGTCGCTGGCACGCCACTGGTCGCTGGCACGCTCAAGGCCAATCATGGCGGCGGCGGGTTTGGCTCCGATCCTTCCGAGACCTTCATCCCCATGGCCTTCTCCGCGAAGGATCACGGAGCCGACGCAGGCGCGGCCGCTCCGGCTCTGCGCGCGATGCCACACGACCGCAGCCACGCCAACGCCGGAGGGCAGATCGCCGTGTGCATTCAAGAAGGCCAGACAGGAGTCCGGGAGTACGAGACGGCCGGAACGGTGCGGTCGGACGCGCCGGGCAGCCAAGCCGGCGGAAGCCTCATCCGGCACCGGATGGCCGTGCGGCGTCTGACCCCGCGCGAGTGTGAACGGCTGCAGGGCTTCCCGGACGATTACACGCTGGTTCCGTATCGCGGCAGACCTGCCGCAGATGGGCCAAGGTATCGAGCAATCGGAAACTCAATGGCTGTTCCGGTCATGCGGTGGATCGGCCGGAGGATGCAATTGGTGGATGCGCTGTGATTGCGGCACTACTCAGACAGACTGAATTGTGGCCGGTGGAGCGGCTCGTGCCGTACGCCCGGAACCCGCGGACCCACAGCGAGCAGCAGGTGGCGCAGATTGCCGCGTCGATCATGGAGTTTGGCTTTAACAACCCCATCCTGGTGGACTCGCAGGCTGGCGTGATTGCGGGCCATGGGCGGCTACTCGCAGCGCGGAAGTTGGGGATGGCGAGCGTGCCGGTGATCGTGTTGGATCACCTTGATGAGAATCAGCGGCGAGCGTATTTGGTCGCGGACAACCGGCTGTCGGAGCTTGCGGGTTGGGACTCGGAGTTGCTGGCGCAGGAACTGAAGGAGCTTTCGGAAGCTGGGTTAGACGCGACACTCACCGGATTCGACACCAAAGAGATCGACGACTTCATCGCCTCGCTGGAACGAGGTAGCGAGGTCGCTGAGACAGAGCAGGCTGAGGCGTCCATCCCGGAGGTGCCGGAAGAAGCGGTGACGCGCCCCGGTGATCTGTGGTTGATCGGTCCTCATCGGCTGATCTGTGGTGACTGCCGGGATGCCGCGACGGTAGAACGGTTATTCGAAGGGCGGAAGGCCAACGTGGTGGTCACCTCACCTCCGTACGCCACGCAACGGCAATACGACCCGTCGAGCGGCTTCGAGCCCGTGCCGCCGGAGAAGTACGTCGCCTGGTTCAAAGACGTCGCCGCGGCGATTGAGTCCGTGCTTGAGCCGGATGGTTCGTACTTGCTCAACATCAAGGCCCACGCCGAAGACGGCGAACGGCACACCTACGTGATGGACCTGGTGCTGGCGCACAAGCGGCAGTGGGGCTGGCGCTTTGTGGACGAATTCTGCTGGCGCAAGACCGATGACGGCGTGCCGGGCGGCTGGTCGAACCGCTTCAAGAATGCCTGGGAGCCGGTCTACCACTTCTCGCGCGAGCGCAAAATCAAGTTTCGGCCGCGTGAGGTGGGTCACTGGTCGGACGACTGCTTCGATTACTCGCCCGAGAATCCGAAGTCGACCTCGGGCAGCGGGCTGCTGGGGACGGGGCCGCGCGGCGCGGCGGCGAACAAAGGCAAGAACCATGCCGCTTGGCAGACTACGCGCCGCAACGCGAACGATATGGAAGGCTGGCACGGTGGTGTCGCCCGGCCCTCGAACGTCATCGAGGCCAAGACCGAGTCCTCGCAGGGGAACCACTCAGCGCCATTCCCGCGCGCGATTCCAGAGTTCTTCATCAAGGCGTTCTCCGACGCGGGCGACGTGATCTTCGATCCGTTCGCCGGCAGCGGCACAACGCTCGTCGCCGCGGGGTTGCTCGGGCGCTCGGGCTACGGCGTCGAGATCAGCCCGGCCTACTGCGATGTCATCCTGCGCCGCATCGAGCAGACTTTGAAGCTCACGCCCGTTCATGCGATGACGGGCGAATCATTTCAATCCAACACGTGAAGGAGTGAATCACCATGCCTGAAGTTGCCACGCCGAACCAGGCCGAACGCGAGTTCGAGACCGGAACGGACGAATCGTTCAAGAACACGAGCGCCACCGCTGGGGCCGCGCACAGCGAGAACCAGCGCGTGACGTTCGCCAACATCAAGCGGACCTACGACGTCTACCAGGACCTGGACATCCAGGCCGCGCGGCAGGCTCTCACCGAGCAGACGCGGCTGAACCAGATCGCCTCGCAGGCGCTCCAGAACGCCGTCGAGACGGCCAACCTGGTCTCCAAGCAGGCCGTGCGTCACGGCGATATCGCCATCGACGGACAGTGGAATCCAATCCAGGCCGGCGCTGGTGACTCGCTGACTGCCCGCGCGGTGTCGATCGATGATGCATCTCTAAAGGCCATCGGAGCCGTCGTAGCTGCGGCGGTGGCCAACGCCCTCGCTGAGAAGAAAGGTTGATGTTCGCGGGCATGAGGTCTTCCTCCCCCTTCTTCTCCCTCACTGCAGAGGAAGTCGCCAGATTTCGTGCCCGATTGAAGGACGCGCCATCTGACTCGGGCTGCCGTGAATGGCAGGGTTGCTCCCTACCGAAAGGCTACGGGAAGGTCCGAGTCAGAGGGCGCGACTTCCTGGCTCATCGAATGGCCTTTTTCATCGCCACGGGGACAGACCCGGGGAATCTCTGCGTTCTGCACCGATGCGACAATCCGCGATGTTGCAACCCCGAGCACTTATTCCTGGGAACAGTCGCCGAAAACAACGCAGACATGAAACGCAAGGGGCGACAAGCACGCGGTGAAAGGCTGCCCCAATGCAAGTTCACAGATTCGACCGTCGCTCAGTTACGCACCCTTGAGCCAAGACTCGGCATACCGAGATCACGGTTAGCAAGGTACCTCGGCATTTCGCCATCCCACGCCAGTGCGCTTCTCCTTTGGAGACACAGGACTGCCCCGACCTTTGGTCAAGCCACTGAGCACTGCAATGAATATCCAAATGGGGCGGGACAGTATCCTCTCGGTCGGAATGCCGATTTGTAGACCCCTATTGATGCGGAGTGGCGCAGTGGCAGCGCGGCGGACTCATAATCCGCAGGCCGCGGGTTCGATTCCCGCCTCCGCTACCAGGCATTGCCCATGATCCGCGAACTGCGGCTGTGGTGGCGGCTGCGGCCGCTCGTCAAACAATTCCAGGAGCTGACGAAGATGAAGTTCTCTTTGAACATTGCGATTCAGATGCTGGCGCTGGTGGCGCAGGGCTTGAATGCCTCGATCGACCTGCTGCCCGGGCGCGGCAAGTTCTGGGCCATGGTCGGGCTGTCTGCAGTGCAAGGCGTGGCAGCCGTGCTCGCCCACTTCGCCAACCCCGACGGCACGCCGGCTCAGGCACCCTACATCAAAAAGTGAAGCCCGACCTCCACATCGAGCGCTGGCCACTTGAGCGGCTGATTCCCTACGCGAGGAATCCGCGCACGCACACCGAGGAGCAGGTGGCGCAGATTGCCGCATCGATCGCCGAGTTCGGCTGGACGAATCCCATCCTCGTCGGTGCCGATGGTGTTGTGATCACCGGCAACACTGACGACGACGCAGTCCCGGAGACGCCCGAAGCGCCAGTGACCGTGCCGGGCGATGTGTGGCTGCTCGGGGAGCATCGCCTGCTGTGCGGCGACTCGACGCAGATAGATGCCGTGGAGAAGGTGCTGTCTGGCGGGCTGGCCGACATGACCTGGACAGACCCTCCCTATGGGGTGAACTACGGCGCGACGATGAAGGACAAGCTTCGAAAGAAGCATCGCCGGATCGCCAACGATAACCTGGGACCCGCGTTCGAACCCTTCCTGCGCGACGCCTGCGCGAACATCCTGGCCGTGACGAAGGGCGCTGTCTACATCTGCATGTCCTCGTCGGAGCTGCACACGCTGCACAAGGCGTTCACCGAAGCGGGAGGCCACTGGTCCACCTTCGTCATCTGGGCGAAGAACACGTTCACCATGGGCCACGCAGACTACCAACGGCAGTACGAGCCAATCCTCTACGGCTGGAAGGAAGGGACGGACCACTACTGGTGCGGCGCCCGCGACCAGGGCGACGTGTGGTTTGTGAAGAAGCCCATCGCCAACGACCTGCACCCGACCATGAAACCGGTCGAGCTGGTCGAGCGCGCAATCCGCAATTCAAGCAAAAGCCGGGACACGGTGCTCGATCCCTTCGCTGGGTCGGGTTCGACGCTGATCGCCTGCGAGAAGACCGGTCGCCAGGCACGGCTGATCGAACTGGAGCCAAAGTACTGTGATGTCATCATCCGCCGCTTTGAAGAGTTCTCCGGCAAACGCGCCGTGCTCGAGTCCGACGGAGGCGGGTTCGAAGAGATCGCCCTGGAGCGAGGAGCGGTGGCGGCGTGAGATTGTGCGGTGCCAACGGGAACTCGCCGAGGTAGAGGCGCTGCTGCGCGCCGGCCATCCGGACGTCGCGGGCCTGTGCCTGGCCCTGCACGACTGGGCGCAGGAATTGAGAATTTTCAAACGTGAGCGTGAGCAATGGATGAACGTATCCTGACGCTGGTTGTGCCTGGAATCGGCCTTGTCTCCGCGCTGATCGCGACCTACGTGAGCCTTCAGAATCGGGCTGTGCTGGCCGAGGTACGCAAGGAACTGGCCGAACTCGAGAGCAGAATCATTTTGCGTTTGAATGATCTCTACATCCGGCGGCAAGAGTGCGAGTTGCACAACGAGCTCATCGAGCAGCGAATCGCAGCGGTGGCCGGGCGAAAGAGAGAAGCCGCCATCGATTGAGGCTGGCGGCGGAGGGTGGAGCGGATGTTGCTACTTGGTGGCGACGCGATACGCCTGGGCGCCCTCGGGCGTCTTAATCGAAATCGGATCAAAGTTTCGCGTAGATGCTCGAATAGATCAGAGCCATGGCAGAGTGGTTGATGACACAAGCGGAGTACGCGCGGCACCGGGGCAAGAGCCGCCAGTACATCAGCCGCCTGGCCAAGGCTGGCGTACTGGTGATGCAGGCGGGCAAAGTGGATGTCGCATCATCCGACGCGGTACTGGATGATCGCCCGGAGCCGGTTTCGGAGCGCGTAACCTCCAGCCCGGCCGAGGTTGCGCCAGCCGGGACGACCTTCGCTCAAGCTAAGACCGCCGACATGGTGTTCAAAGCCAAGCTCCGCAAGATGGAATACGACGTCCGGATGGGCAAGCTGGTGGAAGCCGAAATCGTCAAGCAGCGCTGGTCGGCCATCCTGCGCCTGATCGTGGACCGGATTTTCGCCTGGCCAAACCGCCTGGCGCCCGAAGTGGCAGCGCTCACCGACGAGCGGCAAGTGCGGGAAGCGATCTTGCGCGAGGCCCGAGTGCTGATCAACGATCTGCGGTCGGAAGTGCAGTATGCGCGTTGAAGAGATCCAGATTCTGGCGGCCGAGGTGCTGGCGCCACCGCCTGATTTGACGGTCTCCGAGTGGGCGGACCAGAATGCACGGCTGAGTTCGGAATTTGCGGCGGAGAAGGGCGAATGGCGCACGGACCGGGCGCCGTATCAGCGCACGGTGATGGACGCCATGGGCCCGTCGAGCCCCTACGAAACCGTCGTCATGATGTGGGCGGCGCAGTCAGGCAAGACCAGTCTTCTGTGTCACTTCCTCGGCTACATCATCGAACTCGATCCGGGCCCGGTGCTGCTGGTGGAACCGCGCGAGGCGGATGCCGAGGCGTTTTCCAAGGACCGCTTGTCTCCGATGCTGCGCGACACGCCGTGCCTGCGCGGCAAGGTGGCCGATGCGCGCTCGCGGGATTCGAACAACACGATCCTGCACAAGAAGTTTTTGGGCGGCTCGATTACACTCGCGGCGGCGAACTCTCCAGCGGGTCTGGCGATGCGCTCGATCCGCTACTGTCTGCTCGATGAAGTGGACCGCTATCCGGCGAGCGCGGGCAGCGAAGGCGATCCGGTGAACCTGGCCATCACGCGCACAGCCAACTTCTGGAATCGCAAGATCGTGCTGTGTTCGACGCCCACGACCAAGGGCGCCTCGCGCATCGAGCAAGCCTGGCTCAACTCGAACCAGCAGAGCTTCTGGGTGCCGTGCCCGCACTGCGGCGCCTACCAGGTGCTCGCGTGGGGCAACCTGGCCTGGCCGAAGGAAGCGCCGGAGAAGGCGCAGTACCGCTGCGAGCACTGCTCGAAGCTGATTGCCGACTGGCAGAAGCACCAGATGCTGAAGGCTGGAGAGTGGCGCGCCGCGCGGCCCGAGGTGGCCGACATCGCGGGCTTCTGGATCAACGGCCTGTACTCGCCCTGGCGCAAGTGGGGCGCGCTGGCGAAGAAGTTCCTCGCCGACAAGAAGTCGATCGAGACGCTGCGCGAGTTCGTGAACACCGTGCTCGCCGAGCCTTGGGACGATGCGGCGGAAACCACGGTCGAC